TTACGTCACGCTGTAGTTACCAACAGAGCTTCCGCCAGTAACGGGAACCTCGGCGTTTTGTGTGATTTCGTCATACACAGCATTGGCTATCGCTTCTGCCATCTTCCCTGCCATGGCGAATTCACCTGTAAGAACGAACCCTTGTGCTTGCAGTTCACTTTCCAACTTTGCTTTGAGAGAGTCTTTACTCATTGCCATGTTTATTTACCTGCCTTAACTGTCGATGACAAATCAGAGTGAGGTTTGCCTGTGTAAGCACAAATACAGTCACCTTGCACAACACCTTTACCGCCATTCATGGTAATGAGATCAGCGACTTCTATGATTTTCTTGGCAGTAGTGGTTTTGTTGTTTGTGATTTCTTCTATTTTGTCTTCCAACACTTTGATGCGTTGGTTTAAACATTCAGTGATGTTGTCTTTGTCGGTCTTGCTTTCAAAGTTACCTTCTTCGTCGACCAACTGGTAAACACCTTGGCGCTGTTGGTAACGGCTTTCACCTTGCTTAATAGCTGGTAACTTGAACCCCAACGGCAGCACACAACGAATAAAAGGCTTATCCGGTTGGCCGAACATAAAGCCGATTTCTACAATGCTTCCGATTGCCGGCGGCTCAAGTCTACCGGCGTATTCACCCACACCTGGTATTGGAAGTGGTACTGCCTGAAGTGGTGATTTATCTTTGAACTCCACGCCCTTCTCATCGAGCAGCTGAACATCCACCGCATAATGCGGGTAAAAGCGATCAGACATGTCGCCCTCTTCCGGCAGCTCAGGTAACGCAACCACCTTACCCCATCGCGGTAAATGCCAACGTCCGGTCAGCTCTGGGAACAAACGAAATATGATTCGCTTAATTGCATTTACGTCCATGTCAGCTTCACCTCTGTTCCTTGGAAATCAACGCCCACCAAGCGCAGGCCATTTACAATCGCACCCGGTCTTAACTTAGGGCTCGCGGGTATTTTCACTGACTTGGCCGTAGTGTGCCCCGTCATTAAGCTATCAGGAATAGTCACTGGCCTATCTGCCCAGTAAGAGTCTTTCCAAGTGCCCACATAGATTTGGCCGTTACCCTGCTGTTGCCAAAACAGGTCTTCAATACCGAAGGCTTGAGACAGCTCGTCCATCACTCGATAGCCATTACCATCACTGTAAAAGCAAGGGATTGATGTTTTACTGTAGGCCGCTTCTGGTACCACAAACTGCAGTCCGGTTTTGTTGGTCACATCGCTGAGTAATTGCATTAATGTCGGGTGACGAAGCGTGATATCAAGCGGCTTAAACAACAATGCCGCCAACTCGCGACAGAACAGTTCTGACCACCCTTTTTCTGATGCTTGAACCCGTTCGATGTAACCAAGAAATACCCGCGAGATGCTGTCACCCCACCCGATGTCCACCGCAATGATGGTGTTTACCTTTGGAGAACCTTCAACGGAAATCGAGCAGCGACCAGGTGTATTAACATCAAAAAGAATGCGATGGTTCTTTGCTTTAACCTTTTGACTACCAAGATAGGCTCGACACACAAATTTGTGGTTTGGCTCCATTACCTCCCCCTATGACAATATTTCGTCTAGTGATTTGAGAAACTTCATGATGCCTGTGAGTTCGACACTGGTATCCGGCGGAACGTCTTCACTTTGACCCGTTTCAACCGGAGTAGTTACCCCTTGCACCTGCTGTTGAGTTGCTGGCTTATCCTCCTGTCGCTGTTCAACACGCTCAGGAACGGACAAGTGCTCAACCAACTCGAAAGCGACGTTCCATTGTCGGTTGCTCTCTTGTTCATCGGCTCGAATAGTGCCTTGGAACTTCACCTGGCGAATCTTGAGCGCAGCGGCAGTATTGTTGCTGATGCGGTAAATCTGGCGGGCACTGTTATCTTGCCCACCTGCCATGGTGAATAGGTTACTTAGGGTTTCACTCTTGTTGAATGGGATCACGCCACTCACGGACAACACTTTTCCTTTGTTACCCGTTTCGGCTTGGTCGGTCGATGAAGACTGGCCGGACATATCTTGCCCGGCGAGTTGTTGGCGAACGCTGATGCGCAGGTTCTTGAGTGAGATTTGAGTACCGTTTAGAGTTAGCATAACTAGTACACCACACCAGAGTAAGACCCATAAACTGTGTCATTTGGATGATTGTTTGTTAAACGAATAACCGTACTTCCATCATCATCCGTTGCAACAGTAGGATCAATGTAACGAGGCACTTGCGTCCCCTCTCTGTTATGCTCGGTTATCGATGGTGTTCCTGCGTTATCAGTATCAAACTTGACTCTGAACTCAACAATACCAGTCTGGTTAGATGGTGATCCTGAGAAGGATGCGACGGCTTTAACGTCGGCAATAATCCCTTTAAACTGATCTCTCAATCCCCCCAAAGGAATATCAATATATTCGCCAGGAGCTAAAGATGTAGTCGCCTCATTGGTTTTACCTACGGAACTAAACACCGTTCTAACCTCATCAGCGTGCATAATTTGAATATCTTCAAAACTGGACATCTCATACTTAAATCGCGGATATTTAGCAAGGTTTCCTGTAATTTTAAATTTAAACTTACAGTTTCTAAATAAGATATCTCTTGCTCGATCTTCTTCACCCGGCAATATATCAATCGGCTTATAAAACCAGACATTATCAAACTCTGCTGAATCAACTCGATTTAATGCACAACACGCACTCTGATTCAGCGCTTGAAGTTGACCGTTGGCGAGTCGAATTCGCTTGTTGTTAATTCCTGTACCATTGTCACCTAAAACAAGAGCGCGTTTATTAATACTCGATAAATTAAAATTAACAATTTCAACATCTGAGCAGGCATTGATTTCTAAACAATCTCCATCGATATCAGTAGCGGTAAAGTTTTCGAGCTTAATTTTTGACGAGCTTGTTAACGTGACAGCAATTGCCACGCCTTTACAGTTTAATCTCTGAATATCAACATTCTTTAAATGAGCATCCCCAGAGTTATATATGTGGATACCAAACCCATAACAATCCTTCATTTCAAAGTTTGTTACATCGATTCCATAGGTGCCATTTTCAAATGTCGCACCATACGTGTAGCCACCAAATTCAGTATCAGCCAAACCAGAGTTTTTAATACTGTAATTAGATAAAACAACATTACGGCATTTCATCAAATTTACCGCGTTTCGATATGCGTTTACCACGTCGACATCAAGGATTCTAACTCGGCGCCAATCAGTTAACCAAAACACACCAGCTGAATGGTTGCGTTCGTTGTTGTTGTGCATATTCGCATCAATACACATGCGTTTACACTCAAAGAGTGAGCCTCCTTCGCCTGCAGCACCACCATCATAAAAGACAGGGTTTTCAACCCTATCCTCCAACTTAAGTGTTGAATATTGACCATCAAAAATGTAGTGGCCCTTTGGCTTTATGCTATTAGTTAGCTGAGTTTTATTAACATCAAGCAATCTAGGCTTTCTGTCTTGAACATCTGCTAAAAAATCACGGCTGCATTCTTTAACTACTTCCTTTTTAGGAAAGTTTTCACCTGCCCACACTTTTGTCGCACTTTCCCCCTCAGGCCTCAAATCACTCACAGAACCACCACCCAAGACCAGGGCAATCTTACAAACAAAGTGCTTCACGCCAATTGCATCGGTGTAGTCGTCTTTCTCTTCTGCTGTCACTACGAAATCGAACAACGTGACTTGCTCACCTGTTGGAGTGCCTTCGCGGTACGCATCAATGTAGATGAACGATGGTTTATTGGGTACCTGAATGCTGCGATCAAACTCCATGCTGACTCGGTTGCCAGACACATAACTGGCCCCCGCTTTGATGTTGTATGCACTGCCTGATGGTGTAACCAAGAAACCATCGTTGATGAACCAATCTTTACCATTCTGGTCGATGATGGATTGCGCTACGTCGCTGTCCATCTTCTTCATTCGATCAGTGGCGTTGTATTGCCAGCTGGATGCATCCACCGTGATGTTGGTGATTTCTGCAATGTCTTTGTATTCAAGTACAACCGAACGCACCAAGGTATTACCCGCAACACCTGGCTCATCGACTGTCTTCGGGGTAAGCGCGTGATGGTCAATCGTAACGAGTACGCCATATTCTGAACAGTATGCGCCAGTCCAATTGAACTCAAACGGGCCAACATCGCTGGTTAAGGTGGCACTGTAAATCACCGAGTCTGCAGAAAGTCGGCCGCGTTGGTCAACCTGCTCTTGGTAAACAATATTATCCGTCGGTACCTCATCATCTGGCTGTGGGAACTCAGGGCGGTTTGGTACATTCGCAAACATCATCTTGTCGATGATAAGTGGTTTTTCTTCAGCGTTGAGCTGTGCCAACAGTGCTTTACCTGCGGCGGTTAAAATTGACTTGTCAGTGGTATTTGCCATGTTTAGTAATTCCTTAACCCTTCACTGTGGCTTGGTAATATTCGCAGTCGACGTTCAGCACGCTTGGCTGCATGCCAACATTGAGCCTGGTCTTAACGTGCGACGTGGCGTATTGCGCTTCGACGTTCTTGCTTCGCGCGGCCAACGGCATTTCGACATAACTGGTGTATTGATAGCGGCGGCAGGTTCTACCGTATTGTCTGATGACGGTATCTAGCAGCTTAGGGACATTGCTTAAATCACCATCGCGGATTTTTAGGCTGATTACATCCCAATCAACTTTTGCCAAACGCTCATCTTGAACAATATGGGGATACCCCAGCTTGGCGAACATATCTTCCCAACCCACGATAGAACCAGCTTCACGGGCGAAGCCATAAGCATGAGCAACACGGATTCGAAATAGCTCTTCAGGCTCTTGCCCTAAGCGTTCTATTTCACGTTGCCAGGCAAGAATATTCACCAGAGCCATTGGGGCGGTTAACGGATCATGCTGCTGCAGTGGCATTTCGAATGCGGCTCTCACATGTTCCCAGTAGTTGCGCATGGCTCGGGCGACCTTAGCCAGCTCGCCTCTGCCCATCCAGTAACGCAGGTTAATCTCAGGAATTTTCAATCGTAACCCCCAGAGAATTAATGCGCGGTACCGTTAGGTTATTGATGATGTCGGCGTTATCAAATTCGAGGGATTCAATCTCTGAGAACTGTGCATGCAGCTCCTGCCCTAGCCTTGAGAAACTGAATCGAAAAACCGGATTGGTCACCGTTGGCGAGTAATCGGTGTTCTCACGGAAAGCCGCACCAATGAACTGCTCCACTTTAATTTTCAACGCATCTCGGTCTTCCATCGTTAATGAACGAAGTGGCCAAACTCGGCAGACAATATCGTGGGTCGTTTCTGGCATGGCGAGCACTTGCAGATCATCACCATGACCGTGCTGACCTTCGACACGGATGTACTCATTCAAATCCGCCAACATTTCTGCGGATGGTTCACCCGTGTCTAAAAGGATGAGAGCGTTTGCAGTACCTGGACCACGCGGTGCGTTGTGCTCAAAATAGACATTGTCGTCATTGATGCCAGCACGACTGGTGAGCAGTGAACGGTAAGCCGCATCAATGTGCCATCTTGCTACTGCGCTCCACTGGTTACGAATACGTAGGCGGAGTTCGTCATTACTCTCTTTGTCTGCTCCGGCTTCATTCAACCATTCGGCAGGGTTCGTCACTGCGCCAATGCCCGGAATGGCTGTTGGCAAAATGTGGTAATACCCTTCACCTAGGTTGTAAGCGGCGCCCTCGTTCTCTGCCTCGACTTCTGCCATCACCATGGTTTCGTTCTCTGGCATCGTGGTATCAGCAAGCACCTTCACCCGATAAATCGTGCCGTTAATCGGTTCGGTCTGTACCCACGTATCTTTGGGGATCACCAACGCAGGGCCTTTAGCCGCGGAACGTTGAAAGGCGATCATCCCTTTGGCTTTGGTTGCCCCTTTGCGGGTGAGCTTGCATTGCCACGCCAACAAGTCGAGCCATTGGTCAACGGCGGTCGCAACAAACATATTCGGCAAGACATAGCCAACCAATAAGGTATTGATAAGCCACATCGTGACTTTCACTACCGTGGCTTCAATAAGGCGCCAAAATGGAGAAAACGGCGAGTCGTTTGAGATGATGGAACCTTCTTTATCCATCTCCTCTTTGAGTACTTTCTTCCACCCTGCTTCATCGGTTGGGATACCGGATTGCTTCACCAGTTCGGAATAATCCGGTTTTGGAATATCAGTCATTAACGCTCTCCGTTATTCATTATCTCTAATTTCAACTCGCCAAAGTCCATGGTGTCGGCAAACACGTAAATCGTGCCCTCAGTCGGTTCATCCAAACGCACGGTACCCGGTACCAATCGAACATCTTCTTCAACAAGCAATTCCAGCTTGGTGCGGATATCGGCTTTCTTTGATGGGCTTCGCTCAGCGATTAAATCCACCGCTAAGTTGCTCTCGATGATGGCGTGTTTGATGTCTTGGGCGATCACTGCTCGGTCTTGAATCAATATTGGGTTGCGGCCTGCATCGAGCACCACATCCCCGTTCTCAATCAAAATGTCCTGGTATTTGTAATCCGCCATTAGCCTGCCGCCATTTCTATTTCACTCGCCATGTCTTGCGGGCTGTTCATGTAGGTTGGATAAATCGCCACACCACCGTAGTTGGTTGAGCTGGTTTGGTAGCTGGCAATGTTCTTAGCTGCGCCACCTGGCTGAATTTGTGCACGAGGCGTAGCGCTTTGAACGGACTTAGATTTCACTTGAGTAGCTTCATCATCACCGCCGAAGCCTGGTATCCAATCAATGAGCCCTTTCACTGAGTCCCAAATTCCCGCTAGGCTTTGGGTAATCCAATTGAACACTCCGGAAAAAACTTCCTTGATGGAGTTAGCCATATCAGCGATAAAGGCAAATCCACTAGTGTCGGTAAAGCCGCTCATGACCCATTGCCAACCCGCCTTGATGAACTCAAACATGGCTCTGAATGGGAGTGTGACTAAAGTGATCGCCCCTTCTAGTACTTGGAACCATGTTGTGTCACCAAACGAGGCTTTCAAATCATCCCAGTAGAAAATCAGCGCACCAACTGCGGCGATTGCGGCAACTACAGCACCAACAATGAATCCAATGGGGTTCGCCATCATTGCGATGTTTGCCGCTAGCATTGCAACGCGAAGCGCCGCCATTCCTTTGGTTAGCAAAAAGTTCACCCCTGTGAACATCTTCATGGTAAGCATATAAGTCGCCATGGCTTGTTTACCGACACCCATCATTAAGGTAAAAGCACCACCTGCTGCTGCAGCACCTAAAATCGCCATGGCAGTAAAACCAATGTACTTTGTCAGGTTCGGGAACATCTCTGTCCATTCGATGATTTCTATCGCACCATCGGCCAAGCTCGAAATCACAGGCAAGAGAGAAGGCAACAACGCCGCACCAAAAGCAGTTCGAACCGCAAACACACCTTGTTCGAGTCGTTCCCATTGGTCGGTCATCGCTCCAGCCATGTTAATTGCCGTATTTAAGTTACTGGCATCATTTAGGTCTTTGACGCTTGATTGCAGCTCACCCGTTTTACCTATCAAGTCGGTGATAAGCAGTACGGCTTCATCCGAGCCGAAAGCTTGCTTAATTTGAGCAATTTCCAGTGAATCTAAATCACCGAATTGGTTGCGTAGTTTCGACATAATGTCGAACATGGGCAGCATCTTCCCGTTGCTGTCGGTGAACGCCATGCCTAGCTTGTCTTGCGCTTTTACCACACCGCTCATAAAGGCTTTATAACGAGTTCCCGCTTCACTACCAGTCATAGAACCTTGCAGCAGGCCAAGCACTGCCATTTGCTCCTGAATGGCTACGCCGTGAGTTTTACCTAATGCGCCAACACCTTTAAACGCATCCGACATTCCTTGACCCGTGGTTTTGAACATCTCGACAGATTTTGCGGTCATACCTGCAACTTGTTCAGCCCAGTTGTCTTTACCAATCCGATCGGCTTGGTCTTTAAAAACCGAGTACATGGTACCCATGTAGTTGGTAATGGTGGCCGTATCTGCTTTAGTCGCAGCGGCTAAAATAGCCGAGCTTCTTGTGACACCCGCCAGTTCATCGCCTGTCATATCCCCCATAGCAGATTTGATATCATACGAAGCCGCCACAAATTCAGTGGCCGACTTACCGTATTCAACCGAAAACTTCATTGCAGTTTGGGTGAGGGTTTTTAGTTGATCATTAGCAACGCCGAGTGATTTCACTTCACCTAACGCCCTGTCCATCTCAATCGCTGGCATCAAGGCTTGTTGCAATGCGAAACCAGCACCCACCATGCCAGCGGCACCAGCCATCATGGTATGAGTACCCTGACGGTAGGTATTGGTGACACCATTCAAATTGCGTTGAATATTGCCCAGAGGTTTAGAAATCTGGTCAATCAATCCAACTTGAAATCTGAGTGCTTCTGGTAACATCGTTTTCCTTATCAGCTAAACGCCTTGGCAACCCCGTTAGCGGTGGCAGCTTGCATGTTTTCCCAATACTGACGCTCTAACCAAATGGCCCTTGCAAGGTTCTCTTCGCTGTCTGTCTCACCCGGCAACCACTTACGGCGCCAGGTGAGCATTTGTTCGAGCTCGTTGGAGTCCATAGCCCGAACAAGGGCATCTATTTTTTTACTTTGATTTGCAGCTTCGGCGTGTATTCCTTGAGAACTTCACCCACAACCTGAATCGCTGCACCTGGGTTCTCATTCGTCAGTTCACGGAATGCTTCTTTGCTTTCTTCTGTAACGGTGTTCATCAGAAAGTTATGCGCAGAGTTCACGATTTCCCCCTGTGCCAACGCGTTCATGTAGTCGTTGTAATCCGCTTCTGTTGGGACGAACGTGATATCTGCATCACCGACTGTTAGTGCAATTTGTTTGCTCATGCTATATCTCTCTCTTTATCTAACTTGGTTTCCAAACGGTCGAATCGTCCGTTTATAGAATCTTTCAAATCATCTACGGCTTCCCGTAGTTCGTGCTTAGTGGCGTACTTTTCGGCGACATCACCGCGCAGTCGCTCAGTGGCTAGCTCATTGGCATGGATACGACGGTCATGGTCTCGGGCGGTGTTTTGCCCTTTATCCGTTCTGCCGAAAACCACATTGATGATGGCGATAAGCAGCGCTATCGTTGCCACAATCGCCGATATCCATGATGAATCCATCGCTATTCCTTCTGTGGAATTTCTTTTAAGCGTTTGCCTTGTAATGCGTTGATGATGTCATCCACAGTTTCTTGCATCACATCATTACTAGTTAAGCCTTTTAGGGTTTCTAAGCCCCACACCACTGAGCGTGTGGCGAAACGCTCAAGGATGATTGACCAACTGATTTGAAAGAACAGACCTTTCAGTACTTCCAACAATGTCTTGCCAACGATTCCAGTTAAGAAATTCATGCTGCTTCTCCGATTAGGGATTGATATGCCTGTAGGTAGTCTTCTGCTGTTGCTTTACCTGCGCTTGTGTTCCAGTACTTCTTCGCGTACCGAGCCAAACCTTCTAGGTCATCGGCTTCTGGCAAGGCTTCTGGGAACCGAATTAAATTGAGTCGTGCGGTTGCCACTGCGAACTCGGGTGAAATCACCATGTAACGAGGGTCTAAGTGCTCAACGGGGCAAAACATCGACAGTGCATCCAACAAGTGAGGGCGACTGTTACCTAACCACTCGACAAGCCAGTTGAAGGTGGCTGGCTCCATTTGGGTAAAGCCCAATGCAGGACCACGTACTTGTTTTGAGTAAGTAAACTTTCCAGACTCATGGGCAATAATCATCAGGATCAGATTAATGGCCGCTTGAGTGTTCATTGTGCCTTTACCACCGGATGCCATATCTAAGTGGTCAAGGACTGGCTTCATGATTTTCTCAACAAAGAGCTTTGCTAAATTCAT